AGCCTTGGCGATGCGCCGGTGGTGTTCCCCGACCAGCATTTCAGGCCACACGTATTGGCAAAAGTCGATGAAGTTGCCCGTTGCGCGGTCCTGGGCTTCCAGCAATTTCAGCCGAAGCTGCAGCCGCATCATCTCTTCTTCAGCGTCTTGCGGAGTAGTAGGTTGGTATGACATGGGCCAGGTTTCCGAATTTTTATAAATATACCCCCGGTTTGCGATTCTTGGAACAAGGGGGTAGGTCCAGGTTTCCAAAAGGTTTTCCTATGGCAAAAATAGGGCTACGGGGCCGACGCCTCAGCTTCGGCCCGTTTATGGCCCTCCCGGGTCATAGCCCTGGGCTATGGCTTGGCTGGCGGCGGCGGGGAGCGGGCTATTGGCTCAGGGCATGGCTGCCCTGGCTGTAGGCTATTGGGGCGCGAGCCCCAATAGCACAAAGCAACTTGACAGGGCTCGCGCCCTGTGCTGCGTCAGGCGCTGGCCTTCTCTGCCTTCTTGGCGTCGTAGGCCTTGCGGCTAGCTTCGGCCTGGGCCTCGGCCTCGGACTGGGTGACCAGCTCGACGCTCTCCAGGCGGACGTCGGCGCCGCGATCCGCAGCGAAGTACACGCTGCGGCCGGAGTCGATCAGGTAGCTGTAGTCCACCGGGACCAGGGTGATGAGGAACCCGGCCAGTGCCTGGATGTCCTTGACGCTCATGGTCTCGGGGAGAACGAAGCGCTGGCCGTTGATGATGATGACTTTGGTCATGGTCTCTATCCTTTCTAGGGTTTGCCTGACCGGGGCCCCCCGGTCAGTGCTGCAATTATAGCGGACATTCTGTCCGCTGTGCAAGAACTATTTAAAAGTTGATCCGGAAGCTGGCGTTGCGTAGGACGTCCTGGACCGCGTCCTCGACGTCCAGGTTGTCCTCTACCCAGGACTCAATCTTGTAGTCCAGGTCGGCGTCATCACTGAGCCACTCGTCGGCGCGCGCGGTGAAATGGTCCTCAGCCCAGGACAGCACACGCTCGTCCACCAGTTGAATGAAGTGCGTGGGAATCGGGGACGGGCCATCGCGCCACTCTTCGAGTGCCGCGATCCGCGAGCGCAGCGCGTCCAGGGCGGAGAGGTCGGGCACCTGGGCGGGGGCCTCGGGCCACAGCTTCGCGGCCGTGTTGACCACCACCATCAGCGCGGTGGTGGCGGCCGTGGCGGATGGGCCGTCCAGAGTCTGCAGCAGGGCGTGGGCGTACTCCATCGCCTTATCGACGGACTCGCGGTCCGCGAACAGGTTCAGGGCGTGGGGCTTGAAGGGGTTTGTCATGACTCTATCCTTTCTAATCCGGGGCACCGTGCCCCGGTCCGGCAATTATAGCGGACATTCTGTCCGCTGTGAATACCCTACCAAAACACGGGGACAAACGCCACCGCCAGCAGGTACAGGGCGCACGCCCAGGCGGCGATCGTGCTCATTCTTCCACCCCCGGGGCACGGGCGAAATACTCTTCCGCCAAGCGATCCCGCTCGGCGTCCGCCGCATCTTCGGCCCACTGGGCGAGCAGCTCTTCCGCCTCTTCCCAGGTATAGCCCTCGTCGATCAGTTTGTATCGCATCTGCATCGCTCTATCCTTTCTAAACGCCCGGCGCACCACGCGCCGCAGCAGCCACCATTATCCGCAGCCCCAGGGCCGCGTCCAATTGAACGTTTTTATCGGGGCCCGGGCCCCGATAGCCGGGGGCCACGGCCCCCGGACCACGGCCCAGGCGCCACGCGCCACGTTTTAAGCGGCGAGGGCCAGGGACCGGGGGCCAGGTTTACCCTGGCGCAACTAACCGCGCGAGGCCATGCATTTTTTGCATAATTGCCCTCGATAGCCGGGGCCTATAGCCCCAGCGATATCGATAGGTTAAGACAACAGTTCGAGGGCGCGGGATTTCAGGGCAGCGCCGGTACCGAAAAACGCGGATTCAAGGCGGGTATTCGCGGAGCGGCCGCGCTCATGATCCACCAGTTCGGTAACCGAATTCAGCAGCGCCCAGCGCGTACCGGCCACGCCAGGGATATCCGAGCCGATGGCCTTACGGTTCTGGAATAAATCCATGATTCGCTTGTATGCCCTGGATTCAGTCACGTCCAGCGCGCCGGTATGGTACGGGCGCAGCAGCTCGCGCACGAAGATATCCGCATCCGTCGGGGTGATGGTTTCCCCGGCCATGCGGCGAGACTGGATCAGGAACCGGTCCCACGCATCGGCCACGATGCCCAGGTCCTGGCGCACCCGGTCGGCGTCGAATCGCTCAGAGTGCAGCACTCGCACGGTTTGATCCTTCGCGCCCAGGGCGGCCGTAATGGTGTTATTGCATACCACGCGAATCGTGGTGAACTTCGCGACCGTGGCCATAGTGCCATCGTAGGACGTGCCCAGCAGCAGATACGGCCGGACGGTATCCCCGCCCAGGATATCGGCGCCGGCGTTGACTTTCGCCAGTGCCCAGATACGGCGGCCGTAACTCAGTGCCCCGGCCGTCTCCATCTCGAACCCGCCAATTTCGGCCAAGCGCGACATAAAGCCCATGACGGCGGCCGGCTGTACCACGTGGTAACCGTCGGACACTACCGCCAGGGGCGCGCCAGTGTCGGACCGGTGTAGGACTTTGCGGCCCTCGAAGGCCTGGGGCTCGCTCGCGGCATCGGAGCGGAACAGTACCGGGCTTTCTTTCACAGTGTAGGCTAGCCCCGCCTCACGGGTCCACTCTTCGATTGTGGCGCCAGGGGTGAGCTCTTGCCCCAGGCCGTGCCAGGGCTTGCGGCCGGCGTATGCGATAGCGGCCGTACCGGTGGTGGTGTCGATCATGTGAGCCATTTTCTCTATCCTTTCTTGAGGGTTTGCCTGAGACCGCCCGGCCCCAGTGCTTCGCATTGTGCCCGAACAATAGTCTATTGTGCGGAATTCTTTTCTATCGCGTCGGCGGAACCGATAGCGGGCCTTAATCGCCGCTGAACATGTCAACCAGCCACCACCCGACCACGAAAAACAACAGGATCAGGAAAAACATTAGGCCGCCTCCCGCCCAACATCGCCCGCCACGTGATGGCGCAACAGGGACCCAGGGGGCAGCGAGCGGGCAAAGCGGCGCAGCTCTTGCGCATCATTTTCGGCGCCCTTCGTGCGGGTCCCGTGCCACTGAATCGCGGTAGGCCCCGACGCTGCATAGCATCCGCCCTTACCGGTTCCCACTTTCTTCGCGCCGGTCCCATGGGCGACGAAAACCACCACGTCCCGACGGTCAGCCCTGGCGCACAGTGGAGTCCCGCCGCCGCATTGTGAGCACGTAAACGAATCGGACAGTTCCGCCGGGCACCGGTAAAACCGGACCCCTTCCACAGTACGCGGCCAGGATTCGACAGTGTCGGACGGCGCCGCCAGAACGGCCGGACGGCCAGCAGCAACAGCGGCCACCGCCTCAGCTACGGTATCGCAGCTCGCGTTGATCACAGTCTGCCCAGGGGCCGCCACCGGCAAGCGCTCGGCGGGAAAGTGCGAATAGGTCCAAGCCTGACCACGGGGCGGGACTGCATCCAGCACGGCGGCCAGATATTCGGCGTCGATTGAATCGGCGCCAGTTTCGTTTTTCGGATGTAGTGCGCAGGACTTCGGGCACGTCCCGTAGGTTTCGTGGGTTCCGCTACGGTACGTAACGGCTATCGGGCCGGTCTTGCGGTTCGCGCTAACGGGTACGGTTCTCAGCATGACGCTATCCTTTCTTGGTGGTGCCCCACTATCAGGGCGCCGCTATCATAACGCAATTGCGGGCACTTTGTCTAGTGGTTTTCCCCTAGTGTTTCGGCTAGTTCCTCCCACGGCATGCGCAGGGATGGCCAGTCCCGCAGGGGCGCCACGCGAAGGCCATTCTCGGCAAGCTCGACAGCAGCAGCACCAGGATACAACAGCACGCGGGCGGGCTTGCTGGCGGTTCCCCTGTACAGAATCAGGACAAAGCAAGGCCGGCCCTTCGCAGCGTGCCGGGTTAGAAAAGCGACTTGATGAGGGCGAAGCGACACCCGCAGGCCGCGCTCGACAACCTTCAATTCGACCGCAACAAAGCGCGGGCCGACTCCCATAAGACAATCCGCGATCCCCAGGTTGACCCGGTTCTCGATTCGCTCGATGTCCACCCCATGGGGGCGCAGCCCTTCACGCACCCTGGCGGCAAAAGCGGCTTCAGGTTTCATCGTCATCGGGGGGACCCATATCGGCATCCCGTTCGAATATATCGGGGGGAGGTTCTGCCACGGGCGAAGTAAATGCAGGGTCTCGCTCACGTTCGATTGTGTCCAGGACGGTGCCGGTCTCGGCGTCGATGATGGCCGAAGGCGGAGGGCCGCCATACAGGCGTTTCAGTTCGTCAAGCTTGCGTTGGACCTCTTCCTTCGACATGGAGTCAATCGTCCCATGCCGAATTTCCTTGCGGTCAACGTAAATTGTCCCCAGGGCTTGCCCCCGGCGGTACTCCGCCTGGACAGCAGCAGCATACGCCCCAGCTTCGAGGGCCTTATCGCGGATCAACTGCAGGTCCCGCATGTGCCGCTCATACGAGGTGTTGTACTTCGAATTGAGCTCGGCGCGGTAGGCCTGGATGGCCGCGACCACGTGGGGGTTGATCTCAGGGTTCGTCAACTTCCACGCCATCACGGAGGCAGAGGTGTCTTTGTACCCTGCACGGATGGCGGCTTCCTTGAGCGTCACCCGGCCGTCCCCGGCCACATACTCGGTGACGAATTTCCATTCCTTGGCATTCAGGGTCTTACGCTGCTTTCGCAACGGGGCGACCTCCCGGGACATCCTGGCCCGCGCCTTATCCGGTACCACCGGCGGGACGTTCCAGACATCCTTCTTGGTCATCAGACAGTCCTCCACATGCGCCAGCCATCTTCGACCTTGCGCATGACGAACTTCCACGTGGGCTGACGAAGGCGCACAAAGCGCATGGATGAGATGCGGGCGGAATTCGCGTGTGCCTTTTCGCGAAACAGGATGCTATCGCCCGGTTCCATGTCAGCAAACGGATACTTCGAGCGCGTAACGGGGAACGTCACCCCGCGTTCAATTTGTAGCATGATTGGGAAGCCCCGTAAAAACAGCTACGGGCAGTGTACCCCAGGCAGGGCCCGCCGTCAAAGAAACAGGGTTCCCTATAGGACTTTTTGGGGTCGTCCTCGTTTTTTTTTTTCGAAAAATTATAAGTCCAAGTCTCCCCTGAAAAATTACACTGTTTCGATCCCCGTAATGCCTCGTAATGCCCTGAAACCCGCACCAGTCCTCACTTCTTACGTCCATTACGTCATTACGTCCAATTTCACAAAAAAAATTTCCAAAACATACTCGACCCTAAAAAGTCCTATAGGCCCCCTCAAAAATGCATAAAGAACCCGTCTCTTATGCCCAATCCACGCAGTCCCGTGGTCCTCGGTCCATGCCCCCCGCCCCTCTCTCCCTCCCCCTAGGGTAAACACCTATTCCCCACCCACTTGACACTTTGCCCTATCCCCCCTAGACTTTGTGTCCGGTTACAAGTTTTTTCAACCACGTACCACACGTACAGAAAGGATAGCTGACATCATGGACACGAGTGACCCAAACATTTTTGACGACCAGATTTTTGCGGCGGCGCAGCACGTCTTGACCAATGCCGAGGACGCTTTTGAGCGCCCGATTGATGCTTTGTTGGCGCACATCATGGCCGTGGCGGTGATGGCGCGGGCCGTGGGCATGGGGCTGCCTTCCCTGCTTGGGGGTGTGACGGCGGCGTATGAAGATCTGGTTCAGGACACCACTACTGGCAAGGAGGACCTGCAATGACTGGCCGCACGCCACCCTTTAATACTGGCAAAGTACTCATCGGCTCACGGTATGAGCCTCCGCGTGACTGGCACCCGAGCCGTGATGCGTATGACCTGCAGACCGGCCTGCTCGAAGCTTCTGGCCACACTGCAGCGGTCCCTGATCCGTGGCCCGTGCGCCTGTATT